GGCCTGCCTCCATTACTCGGTCCAGCCGAGTGTCCGGTTCCGTGCCTGATGACACGACCTGAACTGGATGTCTGCGCCCGCTGTCCTGCAGCAGGGTCGATCAGACAAGCCCTCAATAGGGCAGTTCCGCTGGTCGAAAGAGAGTGGTCGTTAGAACCCTCTTGCCAGCGATACCGGTTTTCCGGCAGGAACTGCTCTGCCCTGAGGGCGGAGTTGGAGACCAGGAAGGGTCTCCTCTTGGGTGCCTTGGGTGAGCTCGAGGCACGTAGCGTTGCGCAGGCATTGAAGAGCTGTTATAGGTTCTTCGATGCTCCCTGTGAACGCTGCGACAAGAGGGGATCGTCAATCGCTCGGGGCGAGTGGCAGGCTCATGTCGCTCGTGACCCGGGTCAACCCTGGGCTTCTGCCAGCTGGAGTGATGACCCGATCGGGGAGCTGGTCCGAGAAGTTGAAAAACTTCTCGGCCCCGATTGGGCTTGTGGGGTGGGTAGGTATCGAGCAGCCGGGACGGTTCCTGACCAGAACGGCTGCCTCGAGACACCTAGAGGAGAAGGAGGGACCCTGGGGACATCGTCCGCTGAGTACAGCGCGGACACTTTCGCTCTTCGCGTCGGTGTTGCGAAGACGAAAGGTAAGTTCCGCGTGGTGACGATGCAGAGCGCCAGGGTAAAAGAGGTGTTACGTCCCTTGCACGAGTGTCTTTACGACTTTTTGAGTCGTCGCTCGTGGCTCGTTCGGGGGGACGTTACCAAAGATCATGCTCGCAGGATCTTTGGAGATGTGCGACCAGGCGAGAGTGTGATTAGTGGCGATTACGAGGCCGCCACTAACAACATCTACGTGGAAGTAGTCCACGCTCTTGCCGCTGTCGTCGCACGCGCACCTTCCCTCCTTCCGGAAGAGAGAGAACTCCTTTTAGGGAGTTTTGAACCCTCCAACCTTCATTGGGTCTCGCCGACGGGTAGGTCTCGACCTATCCGTAGAGGCTCAATGATGGGCAACCTGTTCTCCTTCCCCTTGCTCTGTTTGTTAAACAGGGCTTGTTGGGGTCTGGCGAACAGAAGGGTTCAAGGCAGGGAGTGTCGACGTCGGGCCGTGTTGATCAACGGCGACGATATTGCCTTTGCAGGCAGTACCGGGATGTACCGCTCCTGGCGGTGCATTACGTCGACTTTCGGTCTTGTCGTGAACGAGAAGAAGACCGGAGTCTCTAGCTCCTTTCTGGAGTTAAACTCACGATCCTTCCATTGTGAGGGTCCTGGCCGGAAGGTCAGGGCTCTTCGGAAGCCAGTCTTCTCGGGGCTTTTCTACGACAAGTCCGACTCCTGCCTTCTCTCTCGGATCTGGGACGGGCTTCGGTGTCTGTCTCCAGGTACCCTTCGTCTCGCGATTCTTTCCGTGAGGAATGACATCGTCTGGAAGGGTGTGTGCCTGGGTTCAGTCCCGTACCGCCTCAGGTCCGTCCTCCTCTCGGAGCGCTGGTTCCGGCAAGCGCTCCGACCCATCCGGGATGAAGTTACGGTGACCCGATCATGTGCCGGCCTCCCTGTTCTTGACAGGTCGTGGCCGGTCGTCACCACCACTCTCGCCCCTCCTCTTGGGCTTCGGCCCCTCTTTGATCGGGTCTCCAAGGAGTGCATCGACCTCGGTGTTCGGTTAGTCCGAGGTGTGAAGTGTACTCCCAAAGAGGTGGAACTTTGTGGGTGTCGCCGGTGCAGGACCCGCTCCGTGGCCCCTAGGGGCCACGTCTCCATTCGTGGAGAGTGGGCCTGGCGATGGTTTGCCCCTGTGTTCCGCTGGTGGGAGATGAATGGCCTGCCATTCGTTGATCTCCCACCTAATTCCCTTTGGGAGGACGACCACCGGTCACTGGTTCGCAGGTACCGCGTGGTGCACTCCAATTCCATCCCTCCCCCCCCGGCACTCCTTCGAGGAGTGCAAGTCGACGGCTTCGTCCTTTGGCCCAACGGCTTCGTCTGATCGTAGACGCAGCAGTGGGCGGTGGACTGGGTTGTCGACGCTCTCGAGGACGGCACCATTCCGTTTGGTGCTCACTTTGTTGCTTCCTCGAGATCCCCTGATGTACCGCGTCAGTTGTGGTTAACGGCGGCGAAACCTTGGTTGTGGTTAGACCGGATGTGAGCTGGTCGGGCGTGTGACGGAAGAAAGGAATCGGGGCCTC